AGAACCTACCAAGACCTGTGACCACGAGTACCCCTTCGAGGGACTCAATGAAAAACTACATGGCATCAGATATGGAGAGCTAACTACTCTTACAGCTGGGTCAGGTAGTGGTAAGACTTCATTGGTCAGGGCTATCGCAGCTGATCTTGCTATGAAAGGTGAGACAGTTGGTATCCTTGAGCTTGAAGCAAACAACAAACGTACAGCACTAGGACTTATGTCCGCTGCCGTTGGTAAACCCTATCACATTGGAGAACATGACAAAGAAGAACTCGAGTCTGCTTTTGCTGATACTCTTGCAAAGTGGAATGTTTTTCTGTTTGATGGCTTTGGTAGCTTTGACCCAGATGTTATTTACAACAGGATCGAATACCTTGCCAGTGGACTGGAGTGCCGTATTATATTTCTTGACCATCTTTCTATATTATTAAGTGGTCTTGACGGCGATGAAAGACGTATGATAGACTCAACAATGACGAAGCTCAGGTCATTAGTTGAACGTACAGGTATCGCACTATTTTTAGTATCACACCTACGGAGAACAAACAGTGACAGTAACTCACATGAAGAAGGAGGACGAGTTTCTCTCGGCCAACTACGAGGATCTCATTCGATCGCTCAACTCAGCGATAGCGTCATCGCATTGGAAAGAGATCAACAAGGGGAAGCTAATGCTAACCTTACAACTTTGCGAGTGCTTAAAAACCGTTTCTCAGGAGAGGTTGGCGTTGCTACCACACTGAGCTATGACCTATCTACATGCCAATTCTATGAAACTAAGACCGAAGACACAGTTGAGTTCAACCCAGCTACAGATTTTTAGACCAAACCCACCCACCAAACAACAGAAAAGACGTGCAAAATTCAGAGACAAAACCTATTACCCTCCTGTTCGATCTGGAAACAACACCTCTAAGTCAAGAGGACGTTGAGCTGCACTGCTTAGTCACACTTGACTATGAGACAGGTGAGACTACCAGATACAATGATACAGGAACTGCCGAGCCAATCAGCAGAGGTGTCACGTATCTTATGACCGCTGACACTATCATTGGCCACAACATCATTGGCTTTGACATACCGATGATAAAGAAAGTCTATCCATTCTTCAAGCCAGAGGGTAGAATTATTGATACACTACTACTGTCGAGGTTGTACCACCCCGATATGCTAGAGGTAGACCGCAAGGCAAGGATTGACGGTATGCCACCAAAACTCTATGGTCGCCACTCTTTGGAGTCCTATGGCCACAGGTTGGGAGAATACAAAGGGAACTTTGGACAGACTGCCGACTGGTCAGCATGGAGCAAGGAGATGGAGGACTATTGCGAACAAGACGTTATTGTTACAAATAAACTATGCCAACATTTCCACCCTTACCTGACTGGGTACAACTAGAACATCAGGTCGCACACATCTTACAAAAACAAGAAGAACATGGATGGTATTTCGACGAACGAGCAGCCTACGAGCTCGAATCAACTCTCAGAGGAGAACTGGAAGAAGCTACAAAAATATTACGCTCAAAATTCGGGTTCGTTGCTGGAGCAGTGTTTACACCTAAGCGAAATAACAGGACACAAGGGTACGTACAAGGATGCCCATTTACAAAACTTAAACAACTTAACCCAACATCAAGAGACCACATAGCATGGATACTGAAGACCCACGAGAACTGGACACCGACACAACTCACCGCCACAGGCAAAGCAGTCGTAGACGAGACAGTATTGAAAGATATTGGGTCGGAGACAGCCCTCTTGTTTCTGAGATGTCTCGATATTACCAAGAAATTGGGGATGATCTCGGAAGGCGTGAACGCATGGAACAAGCTTGTTACGACGTGTAACAGGATACACCACCATTGTTCTGTCGCCACCAACACATTTCGATGTGCACACAGAAAACCAAACCTCGCACAAGTACCAAGTGATGAACGATTTAGAAAATTATTTACGGCTACACCTACTAAAGTTCTGGTCTCTGCCGATCTTAGTGGTATTGAGCTCAGGATGCTCGCCCACTACCTCGCCAGATACGATAAAGGACGTTATGCTAGAATCCTTACAACAGGAGATATACACCAAACCAATGCAGAAAGGATCGGAATTACTAGAAGACAAGTTAAAACAGTTACCTACGCCTTCCTTTACGGGGCCGGCAACATTAAATTAGGGAGGAGTTTTGATAAGTTACTACCCGAAGAAGCCGCTGCACGAAAGGGAGCGGATATACGTAAAGCTTATGTTGCTGCCATTCCGGGTCTTGCGGAGCTGCTACAGGCTTGTCAGAAGTGTAGCCAGAGAGGTTATGCAAACGCCATCGACAGTCGTCGTATCGGCGTTGACAAAGGGCATAAGTTTCTCAACTACCTCCTCCAAGGATCAGCAGCAACAATCGCCAAAAGATGGATGGTCACCATAGACCAGTGCATGCCTCAAGATGCACACCAGCTATCCTTTATACATGACGAGCTTAATTATGAATGTTATCCTCGTGATTGTGAAGATTTAGCAAAATGGCTAGAGCTTGCAGCCAAAATGGCAGGCGAATATTACCGCCTAAGATGCCCAATCGCAGCAGAAGCTAAGATTGGACAGACTTGGGCTGACGTACACTAAACCACCATGAGATTATTAATAGATGCAGACTTCATAGTATATAAATGCTGTGCAGCCTGTGAAACAGAAATAGATTACGGGGAAGACGTTATATTTGTTACATCGAATTTCTCAGACGCATATAAGGCTGTAAAACGTGAAATTCAACAAATACAAGACATATTTGGCTCTTTTTCAAAGCCAATATTGTTTTTCTCAGACGTTAAAAATTTTAGGAAAAAAATTTCCCCAGATTACAAAGGTCATCGAAATAGAAAAAAGCCCTGCGGATACAAACGTGTCATACGCAGCCTTGAAATTGAGTATGACGTTATCATCATGCCCGAACTCGAGGCCGATGATGCTATGGGCATTTATGCCACCAAACTTACAGGGAATATCATTGTTTCTCCTGACAAAGACATGAGACAGATCCCCGGTAAGTTATATAATTTAGAAGACACTACAACCATTACACCAGAAGAGGGTGCAAGATGGCATCTGATTCAGACACTGGCAGGCGATCAGACAGATGGCTACAGTGGTGTACCCGGCATCGGTGTTAAGAGAGCAGAAACACTGTTCAATAAAGAAGGCTATAGCTGGGCTACAGTTGTAAAAGCATTTGAAGATAAAGGATTGACCGAAGAAGATGCTTTACTCAACGCTAGACTTGCCAGAATACTTACAGTAAAGGACTATGATTCCAAACAAAAAGAACCCAGACTCTGGACGCCCGAAGCTACCTATTCCATTAACGATGGAACAGGACTTCAAGATGCGAGTGATTGAAGATAACTTACGCAAAAATTATGATAGAAAGGAAGATGTAATCACGCTCTTCCTTGCATTACAGCGACAGAACTTCGCACTAGGTAATGCACTAAGAAACCTTATGGAAAACAGTATTATTTTTTAAAAATGTCTGAACTTATCTCCCGCACTGGACGGGTTCAGTCTTGGATAGATGATCCTACATCAAGACTACCCGTATCATGCACGACCTTCGTTGTTGAAGACAGCATGGAAGGTCCAAATGGCATCGAAGCTAGCTGGAGATTCGCAAGCCATGCACTAAGATATGGTGCAGGCTGTGCAATCCACCTGTCTAAGCTTAGACCAGCCGGACACGAAAATGACAAAGGACTTGTGGCTACTGGCCCAGTCAGCTTTGGTAAAATATATTCAGCTCTAAATGAAACCTTGAGAAGAGGCGGAGCTTACAAAAATGGTGCTATAGTATTGCACCTCGACCTATCCCACCCAGATGCGGTGGACTTTATAACTGCAAGCAGATCTGAACTGCCTTGGGTCAAGCGTTGCATCGACATTGATGATGAGATGTGGAAGTTTGCAGATCAAGATACAAAGGATGCCTTAATATATGGAATCAAATCAGGAGACGTCTGGCTCAACAAAATCAGACATGACCCCAATACCGGGGAGCGTATCTATGGCAACGTCTGCCTTGAAGTATACTTGCCCTCACGTGGAACTTGCTTGTTACAGCATGTCAATCTCGGTGCCTGTACACTCGACAACCTACAAGAGGCTTTCGTATCAGGCATGTCCGAGTTGTGCGATCTCCATAGTCGGACAGGCGTTGGAGAATCTGGAGAATACCTTACCCCAGAAGTCGACAGACAAGTTGGGCTCGGAATGCTCGGTCTTGCCAACTTCCTCAGAAGATACAACATCAGCTACGAAGACTTCGGAGAAGCCCTCCGCCTTGTCAACAGAGGATATAGTGCAGCCAACGAAGCCGGTATGGCGGCTGTTGCCTTGGACAGAGCAATTTTTGAAGCGGCACAAGTAGCACACAATAACAATATGGTAAGGGCGTTTGCTATTGCACCCACTGCCAGCTGTAGCTATCGCAGTAGAGACCTAGACGGCTTTACATGCACACCCGAGATAGCACCACCAATAGCAAGAATGGTTGACAGAGATTCCGGCGAGTTCGGAGTAGAAAGAGTCAACTATGGAGACGTTGAGATAGCAAGTGAAGTAGGATGGGACGCATACAAGCGTGTAGCAGACGAAATCATGACGATGCTCGATAGGACAGGATTGCTTCATGGCTACAGCTTCAACAGCTGGAGTGATGTAGTTTTATACAGTGAAGCATTTATAGAGGAGTGGCTTGCAAGTCCACAAACCTCGTTGTACTACAGCCTTCAGGTAATGGGAGACGTTCAGGATAAGTCTGATGCTTACGCAGCGTTAGGTGATACTGACGTACAAGATTACTTGGCAAGCATTGTAGAATTAGAAAAGAATACAAATGAAATTACATGTGACTGCCAACAATGAACCCCTACATAAAATTACAAAACAGAAAAAGAACATGGACACCAGTCCAACCCACCAAAGGAGTATTAAAAGAAGGTGCTGAAGAAACCATCAAGCGTGCACTCGCAATACGTCATATGGAGCTACCAGTTGGAGAATTTATTTCTCAGGGACTGGAGAAAGAAGTCCCGGAAGCAGCGAGGACACTTCTTGAGTCAAACGTACAAGACGAGATTAAACATGATCTCGCTCTGGGCTTCATTGTTGACGCCCATGGGGCTGATCTCAAGTCTGAGCTCGAAGCTAAGAGGTTAAGAGATGCTTGGATTGCACACCCTGACCACACTATCACAAAGGCACTCGTTGCAGAGCGAGCTATATTCTTTGTTCTATTACCTATGTTTCGCTTTCTTGGTGACGCTGCTCTTAGAACAGTATCAGCTGATATATCCAGAGATGAACAAATACACGTTGCGACGAATAGCCTCGTATGTGCTGAGTTGGGTCTTGTTCCTAGCTCTTCTTTGGATAAGCTTCGGAAGGCAACTATACAATGGGTACTTCAACCCTTAAGTGAGAACCACACTGATAAATATTTAGCGAAAAAATTTTGGCTGGATGCGAGCGATCAGTTAATGTATCAGGGCAAAGCCCCACAATTCTCAGACACAAAGGCAGCTCGTATGCCAGCATTTTTTGAACATGCAAACACCAACCTCCCACAATATGCTTGAGGCCATCATTGGTCCAACCATAGGTTCTATACAGATAGAGCTAGAGGAAAACTTCCCACCCGTAAACCCACATCCAAAGCAGAGCATCGGCGAAGTCATGTACTTAGCCGGTCAACGCTCGGTGGTCGAGTGGTATAACAAGAGAGTAGCTAAGGATGAGAATTGAAGAGATACATCCATGGCAGTTGCCAAATGTCTGGCACATTTTAAGACCTTTAATAGACAAGGCACTAGATCATAGTCTCGGTGAACGGTTAGCATCAGATATGCTCGAACAATTAATGAACGACGAGCTCTGGTTGCTGACTGGCATCGACGAACAAGGGGACTTGGCTGGAGTGTTAGTAGCTGAAGAGATAGTACATGCTCAGAAGAAAGAGTTGTATGTACATGCTTGGGCTACCGTAACTGGCTATGGTTTTGATGACTGGGTAGAACTCTTTGAAGAGTCACTGGAAGATATAGGACACCGATCTGGATGTCATTATATATCTACTACATGTCGTAAAGGACTAGCTAAGAAAATGACAACAAAACGTGGATGGGATAATTCTTATTCCGTCATAACTAAACCTATATAAAAGGAGAAAACAAATGGGTGGTGGTGGAAAGAAAGGCGGTAAGAAGAAGAGTAAGAAAAAGTTAACAGGCAAAGCTAAGTTAGCTAGCTTAGGTCGAGCTCCCAAGTCTGCCCTTGGAAAAACTAAAGCTCAAAAACAATTTGCAGCTAACAAAGCTAAGTATGGTGGTACAGCATCAGCTGCCAAAGCTAACAAAGCTGCTGGTAAACAAGCAGCAGCCGCACGTCATACTAAGTACAAGCAAACCGGGGTGCAAACTTTCGGTGGTAAGAAGACTTCCTTTACTGCAAAAGAAAAGGCAAACATAACCAAAGCAGGCTACAGTGTAGATGGATACTCACAGGCTCCGGCCAAGAGTGATACTCAGCTACAGGTAGACAGAGATAACAAGCTGTATGGTAACACAGCACCAGTTGGTGGTTTTAACATCAGTGAAGAAGGACAGAAAGTAGCAGCCGCACAACTATCAGAAAAGAAATTAGCTAACAAAGAGTTAGCAAGACTAGAAAAAGTAGATCCCGGCACAGCTAACTATATAAAAAGTTTAGCTCCTAACATACAAACCGATGCGTTGATAGGTGGACGAACACAGGCTCCCGGTGTAGAACTAGGCATAGGTCTTGGCACTATCATTGGAGGTAAGATGCTTCTAGGTGGAGGTCTCTTAGGAAGCTTAAAAGGGCTCGCTTTTGGAGGAGCTAAAAAAGGTCTAGGTTATAAGGGTACACAGGTAGGCTTTACTGGCATGGGCAAGAAAGGCTTTGATGCTATTTCAGCTGGAGCTAAGTACAAACCGGGCACGTTTAAATTATTTGGTAAAACATTTAACAAGCCACAGATATTAGGTGGAGGTAAAGCTTACTCATCACCTAAAGCAGCTAAAGGTCCATTCTATAATCCCGGTGCTGGTAATTACTCAGGCACACAAGGATCACTTGGTGGCACACAGACACCCGGTGGTGTAATATCATCTATTGTATCTGGTAAAGCACCACGAATAGGTTTTCTAGAAAAGCAAGCAGCAGTAAGCCCCGGCATGTTTGACAAGGGTGTAACTCTTGCTAACAAAATATCACAAGGAGCATATGGTAAAAGCACACTAGCTAATGTTTTCCGATCCCAGATGAATACAGGTATAGCACCCGGCGGTGGTATAGGTAGTAATATAACTGGTGCTAATTTAGGTAAACTCGGTATAGTATCAGCTGGTGGATTGAACCTCGGTGGTGGTAGTGGCAGTGGTGTAGATAGTGGAGAACCTACAGGTAGTGGTACAGGTAGAACTGTTGTAACTACTGACAAAGATACAAACATTAGTTATGATGCTAAAGGAATAGCTAAGGATGCGTTTTTAGGACTAGCTGACGCAGCTACCTTTAACAAGTTTGACTTTGACAATCTAGGCAGACCCGGTGACAATAAAACATTTACACAAAAGTTTGAGACATTTAAAAAAAGTCCATTACAACAGGCTATCATATCTAAACAACTAGGCATAGATGCCAAGCGTCTTATAAACGATAGTGAGTCAGCAGCTAAATCATTATTCAGTAACTACATAGGAGACATTGATGCTTCTACTAAGAAGGGAGTACGTCAACCTATTGCTAAGTTCTTGAAGGATGTAGGAAGCGATGATGCAACAGCAATGGCTGGTAGAGCTATAGATGCTTTTGGTTATGATGATGAAAACTTTAGCAATGATCCTAACAAGTTAACTAAATTTTTAAGCTCAATATCACCTATTCCAAACTTGAGTGAAGAAAACGTACAAGATATACGACACACTTTTAACAAAGATGTAACAAAAGAGACTGGCATACAAGGTAAGTCAATACTAAAGAACGTACCTTACACCCAAGCTCTTGGATTTGCTAACAGAATAGTCTCTGGTAAGTTATCAGATTCTACAGGAGAAGCAATGAATCAGTTAGGTATGCAGAACGTAGGTGGTATTGATGATGCAATCAATCTTGGTATGCAAATCAACACCAACAAACAGACAGAAGGTACAACAGCTAACAAACGATTCGGAGAACTAGATAATTTAATTCAGAAGTATGGTCCCGGTAAAGGACAGATACCTACAATCCCATCTATCATTAAAGGTATTGGTGGAGCCGTAGGTCGTAGTGGAGGATCAGGTAGTCCAATGCAGATACAAGGTGGTAGTGGTATGACCGCAACCTTACCAGTAAACCAGCAAGTAGCACAAGAGGCATTACCTTTGCCTACTACAGCAACACAGACAGGTACAGAGTCAGGTAACTTAGCAAGTATTATGCAGAACGCATATACTAATCAGATGAGTTTGTATGGTATGAATCCAAATTACTTTGCAAACATTATGCAACAAAGATTTAACACCCGACCAAGAAGATTTAGACAAGTATTTAATAGAGGTTATTTTTAAACCATGACAGCAAAATCTAGGTATGATAATTTATCCAGTGATCGTTCCCAGTTTTTGACCGAAGCAGAAGACGCAACTAAACTTACACTCCCATATCTTATCCGTGGTCACGAAGAGTACCAGAAAGGTATGAAGCAACTGAAGACACCTTGGCAGTCCGTGGGGGCTAAAGGGGTGGTAGCCTTAGCATCAAAGCTATCGCTATCACTCGTCCCTCCACAGACTAGCTTCTTTAAGCTACAGCTAGATGAATCCCAGTTAGGAGAACAGTTTGGTCCGGAGATAAAATCAGAACTTGACTTATCCTTTGCAAAGATAGAGCGTACTATTCTTGACGCTATCGCTGCATCAGATGATCGTGTAGTAATACACCAAGCATTACAACATCTAGTTGTAGGTGGTAATGCTCTTATCTTTATGGGCAAAACAGGACTGAAGTTATATCCTCTTAATCGCTACGTGATAGAACGAGATGGCAACGGCGACGTGATTGAAATTATCACAAAAGAAAGGATCAATAAAGATCTTATCCCTTCCTACTACGAGATCATGCCAAAGAGAATGATAACAGATCAGGACGAAGAGGAAGAGGAATGTGATGTGTACACGCATTGCAAGCGTGACAACAACAGATATGTATGGCATCAAGAGGTACATGATAAACAGATACCCGGGTCACAAGGTAAGTCACCAGTAGATAGTACACCATGGCTACCACTACGATTCAATACCGTAGATGGAGAAGCATATGGTAGAGGTAGAGTCGGACAGTTCATCGGAGATCTTAAGTCTCTCGAAGCATTGTCACAGGCTATAGTAGAAGGTAGTGCAGCAGCAGCTAAGGTTGTGTTTACTGTATCACCATCATCTACTACTAAACCACAAACGCTAGCAGCAGCTGGCAACGGTGCTATCGTACAAGGTAGACCTGACGACATAGGTGTAATACAAGTCGGTAAGACAGCTGACTTTGCTACGGCATTGCAGCACATGCAGACACTCGAGAAGCGGTTGAACGAAGCGTTCCTGATTCTGTCAGTAAGACAGTCAGAAAGGACCACAGCTGAAGAGGTACGTATGACACAGATGGAACTAGAGCAACAGCTTGGAGGGCTTTTTGGACTTCTTACAGTTGAGTTCTTAGTACCATACTTGAACAGAAAACTGAGTGTATTCCAGAAGACAGGTGAGATACCACGTATACCCAAGGGTATGGTTAAGCCTATTATTGTAGCTGGTATAAATGCACTTGGCAGAGGACAAGATGTACAAGCATTAGGTAGTTTCTTACAGACTATTGCACAGACAATGGGACCAGAAGCTATTGCACAGTACATTAATCCTGATGAATTAATCAAACGACTTGCAGCTGCACAAGGTATAGATGTACTAAACCTAGTGAAGAGTATGCAAGAGATACAGGCAGAGCAACAACAAGCTATGAATCAACAGGCTGAACTTGAAGCTATCAAGGGAGCACCTAATATGATGAAGGCTCCGATGCTTGACCCTAGTAAGAATCCACAACTCGCACCACCTGACCAACAAGTATAATGGCAGAAACATTAACATACGAAAACACCCAAGAAGTCACCACGATAGACAACCTCAACGCTGAGGAACAAGAGTCTCTCAAAGTTGGTGAAGCTATGGAGGAGGCACAAGACAGCCTCCTTGCTGGCAAATATAAAGACGCTCAAGAATTGGAGAAAGCTTATGTCGAACTCCAGAAAAAACTTGGAGAAGGCTCTCAAGCTAGCGGAGATACTGAGCAACCTACAGATGAAGTCCAAGAAAACACAGAAGATACAGAAGATAAGAATGAAACTGAAGAGAATCCTTCAGACTTTTCCTTCTTAGATACTTTATATACTGAAGCTACATCTGGTAAAGAATACAACAAAGAGACTATCGAAAAGCTTGCTAGTATGACT